AAGCCCCTGTAAGCCCCGGTGTGGGGGTGATGCGGTGATTGGGTGTATCGGCCCGGCGCTGGGTCCACGTCGAACGCGATTTGCTACGCAAATAGCGCTCGCCCCGGACCTATCGATTACGCGTGCGGTGGGTGATGTCGCGCCTGACCCACACCACTAAGGCCGCAATCAGGATCGGAAGGGCCATTAGAAAAACGAGGTGGTCAATCTCACGCCGTGCGGCGGCTGAGGGATCAACGGCGGGTGCCGCAGGCACGGCCTGCTGGACCTTGGTGTCAATCGCCATACCCCACCCTCCCCTGCTGCAGGTCGGTGACCGTCTCCGGGTCATCGACGGGGGGTTCGGAGGCGGCGATCGCCGCGGCTGCAGCCCCCGCGGCCAAAGTGGCGGCGACGGCGGTGACGATGAAGTCCTGTCGGCGCTGGTCGGCTGACCTGGCCCACTGCCAGTAGCGGAAAAACCGAATTGCGGTGAGCGCTGCCCCTAGCGCCATGAGTGTCACGAAAGCCCCGATCAGGAGAAGAACCCCCGGAGGCTGTACCGCCAGCCACAAGCCCATACGGACCCCCTACGCCCCTGTGTCCCTGAAGGACCCGCCGCACCGGCACAGGGAGGGCCGGGGGCGGGCGTCAGGATTGCTCCTGACGGGGACGGATGTAAGCTGATCTCCTAACGAGCTGTCAACCGGAGTCCTGACATGAATGCCATAGCCGATCTACTCGACCAGGCACGTGCTGGCGGAAACTTCAATTCAGACATGGGGTTAGCTACCCGGCTTGGCGTGTCACGCCAAACACTGCACGCGTGGCGAAAAGGCACCGCGCCCATCCCGGATGAGCGAATTGCGCAAATCAGCGAGCTTGGCAAGCTGGACGGAGCCGTGTGGATGGCCAAGATTCACGCGGAACGAGCGACCTCACCCGTGGAGCGCAGGGTGTGGAGATCGGTCTTGGACAGGCTGAGCGCGGCGGCGGCAGTGCTGGTGCTGGTAGTGGTCGCAGCGCCAGGCGTCGCACGCGCAAATCCCCTGCCGGTTCAATGGTTTAGCGGCGGCCACGGCGACGGTATGTATATTATGTTCGCAGCGTCTGGGCCAGACTGGCACGGAGCTTGCCTCGACCCTTGGCCCTGCTGTGGCATGGAGCCTGATTGTGCGTGATCGCAACCTAACCGGCCCTTGGGCCGGTTTTTCGTTTAAGGCTGGCCGACTGGTCACACCCGAAGGCCGTGAGCTGGAACCACAGGATCTGGCTTGGCTCTCCCTGCTGGCGGCACAGGCGCAGGAATGGCGTCGGATGATGGAGATTGCCAGAGGCGGTCAGAAACGGCCGTTTGGGCGTGCGGGCATCGTTGACCTGGCTGAGGTTGCTCATCGGCGCGCAAAGCGGTCTTCAGGGGTGGCCGCTGGTCCCGACGCCGACCCGGTTGCAGGTGTCCTGCCGGTGCCGGGGCCGAGGCCTCGCCAGCGCGTGTGAGGCGCTTCCGTAGGGGCGCTGCCCCTACACCCCGTAGAATGACCTCCGGATTGCTTGGGGGTGCCATAGATGGCGAATTCAACGGGTTTGGTCTGGAAAGTCGCACTTGGGGTGTTTGTCGGCGGTAGCGCGCTGCTGCTTGCGACATGTGGTGTCCTGGGCTTGGCGGGACACGCTGTCATGAAGGAACAGGAGCGAGCCGGAGCGGCGCTCGCTCGCCAGATGACTCAGACCGTGCCAATCAGTGAGGTCCGCGAGAGGCGCGAAGCCGCAGAACGAGAGAAGCAGCGGAAGGCCCTGCCTCCGGGGCATCGCTGCATCAATGGACAGACCTTTCGCCGAATCGAGAATGGCTGGGCACAGGTGTCATCCACATGCGCCCCGTGATGCGTCACGTTAATCAGAAGGTCGCCGGATAAGGCGGCGTCTCCGGGAACGTCCCCATGGGGCGCTTCCCAACCTCAACCAGCGCATGCGGTGATGGCTCGGGCGTGCCTGATGCTGCGGACTGAGCAATGCCGCGAGACGGGTGATCCTGACTCGACTCCGCTTCCTGACGCGGTGCGCGATACGGGTTGTAGGCCGGGCCATCGCGCGCGATCGCCACGCACACAGGGATCGAGATCTTAGCCTTGGTGCCCTGCTCCGTTATGCAGGTGCAAGTGGTGTCCTGCTCAGTCGTGCCGGAGGCCATGCAGTACAGCTCGGGCTGCGATTGCACAGTTCGATCATCGAAGGCGGGTGCGGACCACGGCTGGAACTCCACACGTGGCTTGTGTTTTTGCACGTATTCTTCGCGGGTGAGGGGCCGTGCCGCCGGCATGCCCGCGCCCAAGGGCGCCAGGGCACCTGCCGCCGGCAAAGCTTCGGCCCCCTGCTCTTCCTTCTTCGCAGCTTGTGCGCTGGAGGGTTTGATCAGGAACAGCCACCCCAACCACAGGATGCCTATCAAGGCGACCGCCACTGACAGGCCCTGCCAGACTCGCTTCGGCACCTTGAACTTGTGGCTGGCCGTATGCAGCGTTGCGCTGCGATACCTGTCATAGAGGTTCTTGGGATAGACCCAGATTTCTTCCTCAGCCTTATCGCGAATCCGTTCGTCGTAGGGATCAGCCTGCACGCGGGTCCACGTCAGAACACCAGCCCGCTGCATGCCAAACGCACGATTCATATGGGTATGCGAGCCGATCAGACTGCGCACCTGGTGGTGGATCTTGCTGGGCCACTGGGTGACGAACACCAGATCGAAACCGCGATGCCGGTGCGTGGACATCGAGCGAATGCGTGGATCTTCCGATTCACCCGGCTTGCCGGTGGACGGGAACAGCCTGCCATAGCGCTCCAGCCCCTGAGTGTTGCCATCCGAGTGCGCTTCGTCGTACAGCACAAAGGAGCCATCGGGAAGCTGGGTCCAGTCGTTGTGGTCAGGCAGCTTTTCGAACCATGGGAAGGCGTCCGGATTCTCCTCAGTGGTTGCACCTGCGACGTTGGTGAAGAAGCGTCGCGGCTGCGCCTTGCCTTCTTTGACGGCCTGCTGGTTCTGCTGGTAGAACTCCTGCGCCATGCTCATGGCGCGCAGGGTCTTGCCGTTGCCGGGCTGACCGGAAATGAGATACATCATTTGGATGCGGCCTTCTGAACTGCGACTTTGCCAGCGTCAATCACGACCTTGGTGACCATGGCAGAGCCAACGATGGTGATGGCCTCCCCTGCCCCTGCGAGCAGCAGCACATTGGCGAGGTCACCGGAAATGCCGCCCCAGTAGGAGACGACAAGGTTCAATGCTGATTTGACCAGCGGAAGCAGCGCGGCGCCGGTCGCAAGCCCGAGGCCCGCGCCGGTCAAAACACGTGCGAGAGAGTTGCCCAGGAGTTGGACAAGGAAGGCGGCAAGCCAAGGCATTATCTTCTGAGCCCCAAAACAATGTAGGCAGCAACGATGGCTGCGAATGCGATCACCATGCCGCGGATGTACCGAGAGAAATCACACAGCGGCTTGAACTCGAAGACCATGGCGGCGCTGTAGCCGCCGAGCGATACATTGATGGTCCGAGGTGACGGGCAAGACCCACCGCCTAGACCGCTGGACCACTGCCCTTGGTAGCTGCCGGGAATGGGTGGATCCATGTAGGGCATCGGCACATCGCCCGGATACTGCGGATCGCCGGGGAGGCTGGGATTCTCTCCGCCATCGCCATCGCCATCGCCGTCCCCGTCGCCATCACCATCCCCGCTACCACCGCCGTCACCACCCCCGTTACCACCCCCAGAGCCGCCGCCGCCA